TAATCCATCGACCAAGTGTCCCACTTATCAATCTTAATTGAAGTGGGTTGCTCTGGAGTATATCCAAACAACTTATATAAGGTGTTATGATACCATCTATGGTTTGGGTACTGACCAATTTTTACTTTCATTCTAAGATATCCGCAATTCTGTTCGCTAATTGAATAAACCATTCTTTGTCGTGTCCACGAGTTGTCTCAGCGGCAGTACCAATCCGAATACCACTTGTCTCAACGAATGATCTAGGATCATTTGGAACACCATTTTTGTTCACTGTAATGCCATTCTCTTCTAACAAGTCAGCCGCTACACGACCACTATACTTGCTTTCGCTCAAGTCCATCAGTATGATGTGTGAGTCAGTTCCACCAGTCTGAACTGGTAATCCTCTTTCTTCAAATACTTCACACATTGCTTTTGCATTTTCGATTACATCGAATCCATATCTTGAGAACTCTGAGTAACTTGCTTCGATAAAGCATTGTGCTTTTGCCGCAATGATATGCATTAAAGGCCCACCCTGAGTGCCTGGAAATATAGCACTATTGATTTTGCGAGTGTAGTCTGCATCGTTCCAGAGAATGATTCCACCACGAGGGCCTCGAAGAGTCTTGTGTGTAGTCGATGTAACAACATCAGCAAATGGTACAGGATTCACATAAACACCACCTGCAATCAGACCAGAATAGTGTGCCATATCTACGAGTAAATACGCACCCACTTCATCAGCAATATCTCTGAACTCTGCCCAGTCGATCTGTCTTGGATACGCACTTGCGCCCGCTACAATCATCTTGGGCTTGTGTTCATGGGCTAGACTTCTCACTTGATCATAGTCAATCCAACCATTCTCATCAACACCATAAGACACAGCATTGTAAATCTTACCAGATATATTTGGTGGACTACCATGACTTAGATGACCACCACTTGCTAAATCCATTCCAAGAATCGTATCACCTGGCTTTAAGAATGCTTGATATACAGCAGTGTTTGCGTTAGCACCACAATGTGGTTGAACATTCGCAAAGTTAGAACCATATAAAGAGCATATCTTTTTGATTGCTAAGTTTTCGATATCGTCCATGTTTTCACAGCCATTATAATAACGCTTCTCTGGATAACCCTCAGCGTATTTGTTTGTGAATACGCTACCTGCTAATTCCATAACTGCTTCACTTGCAAAGTTTTCACTTGCAATCAACTCAACTGTAGACTCTTGTCGCTCAGTCTCATTTTTTAATATTCTTTTTATTGCCTGATCCATTAATGCCCCTTAGTCATATGAATGTAAGAATCCTCACACTCTTCCAGTTTTTCACCGCATACGCAGTATTCGATTTCTTCTTGTGAGGGCTTCTCGTCTTCGCTCATTTCTTTTTCTCGGAAGACAACCCTAATCCCACCATTTCAAATAGTGCGATTACAAATATTAAACTACCTACTGATAACAATATTCCGTACAATGCTTCTAGTAACATAATATACTCCAAATTTAAGTTAATCTAGATTATAACACACAATCATGTACAAAGTCAACTACTATTTTTCTTCAGGAGCAAATACTGGTGGTCGAGGCTCTTCCATCCATTCCTCATGCATTGTGTACCACTCTAATGCTAGACTTTCTTTTGGAAAGGCTGGGCTCATCATCATACCTTTATCGGTTACCCAAAAGTATTTCCATTCGTCTTCGTTGTATCCTTTTTCCTTAATCATCTTCATGTGATTTATTTTTCCTTATTGACTGTACCTAGATGTATGCCAATAGTTTTGTCTAAACGACTTAGTGGTATGTTGTCTTGAGATAACTCAAGCGCCTTTTGTTTCATATTTACATTGTATCTGTCTCGAAACCACACATCAACTCTATCTGCTAGATTTACGAGTTTGCGAAAGAACTTGCCTTTGATTCGATTGAATGCTCTCATCAGTACAACTCCCTCTCAGTCATCACAAGAAACTCCATATTATTATCTTGACAATACTCTTCAGCCGCACTCCACTTTGCTTTGTTAACTTTCATCGTGCGTTGATAGTGAGGCTTGATCTCAATTAGTTTCTCGACCAGATCATTATTCTTGTCAATCATGTACACCCAGAAGTCTGGGTAATATGTTCTGTTTTTGTTATCATGTATATAGGGGATTTTGATTTCTTCGCTTGACCACTGTAGAATACTTTCTTTCTTATCACAGTAAACCATAAACAGTCGTTCCCAACTGCTACGATAAATAATCTGCTTAACATTACCAGAATACTTGTTAGGATTCTTGGGCGTGAACTTGCCCTTGAAGTGAGATCGTTTCATTACTTACTCGCAAGCATATAAAGCCCTATGTTGGCAAAAGCGTATCCGATATACGTCAGCAACATAGGGACATTTGAAAATTTAAGCCACTGTTCTAATCCAACATAAAGATAAATTATTCCAGTGACTGCGATCAGCCATGCGCTCATACTTTCTCATATCCACCAAAGTTGACAAACCATTTCTGACCATCAGGATCTTCGACAACATCACCAACAGTAATTGAATGCATCTTACGTCCAAACTTATTGTCAAGATGCTCGATCTTTTCTTCGTTGATATCATAACCCAGATGAACAACCTGATTCATATCTGGTGCTTCGATATTTGCCATATGATCGTAAAGTCCCATTCTTAAAGCATTCTGAACTTTGTCTCCATCTGGATACATATTGGCATCTTGATAGAATCTCCAGAGTGATGAGTTCTTCTCACCTTCACGATTTATCTCATCGACTTGATCGTCAGTGAGTTTCATTTGATATACTTTATAACTAGGCATTTTGAGATTCCTTAGCATTCAACCAATCAGTAGTCTTAACTACTTCCTCAAAGACTGTCTCATTGTCAGCCGCCCAACTAGTGAGCATCGATTCTAGATATCCCAAAGTGTACTCAGCACTTCCATTTCGTGCAGAAAGACTTGATAACATATCTACTACTGCCGACTGTGCGGCATCATATTTCTCAGAATAGGTCATAATTATAATCCTCTATAAATTTAAACTTGTGCGGCTTCTGATGCGAAAGCACGATCTAACTCTGCTATCGCTACCTTTTGAAGCATGGATTCTAACTCAGAGTGAGTGATGATATCGTAACCAGTATAGAGGATTTCTTTACCCTCTACTGGAGTTTCAGTATCAGCGAAGCCTTTTGTACCTAAGGCATCGATCTCTAAGTTAAGCATATTAGCTAATTGGGTAGTAGTGTAAAATGATTTACTCATAATAATCTCCTAAAGATTAGACGCAAAACCAATGATGGAAATAATGTTCAGTAGCACGAAGTTCCAAAGACCAGCCCTTGCGGCTTGAAATGACATCAGTGTAAGACCGATGATTGCTAGTTGATTCATCATCGTGAAAGCAAACACAACCATAAACAAGGAACCGATATAACCTAATAATGTAATCATAATTTAAACACTCATCTCAGCAAACAATTCTTCGGCAGTCTCAAGAGCGATCTCATGCTTATCTTCTTCACTCAGAGTCTTATATTTTTGCAAGTTTTCTAGAGCATCTTCATATAGCTTTTCAAGCAAGGCTTCGTTAACTTCGTTACTCATCTTCTAAACTCTCATCAATTAAGTACATATTATAACACAGTCAGAACAAAAGTCAAGGGTTTATTTGTGAAATATTGACATTTTCTGACAATAAAAGTGGTGTCCCATAGGAGGTTCGAACTCCTGTTACCGCCGTGAAAGGGCGGTGTCCTAGGCCTCTAGACGAATGGGACATTTTTGGAGCGAGTGAGGAGAATCGAACTCCTGTCATCAGCTTGGAAGGCTCGGGTAATAACATTATACGACACTCGCTTTAATTGGCTCCGAAGGTTGGACTCGAACCAACAACCCTCTGATTAACAGTCAGATGCACTACCATTGTGCTACTTCGGAATAAATCGGGACTGTCTTTACAGCGCAGTCATTCTGACATAACGGTCCAAGGCTATGTTCTCTAAAGTCTGGTGGGTCGTGATGGATTCGAACCATCGGCCAAGACGTTAAAAGCGTCCTGCTCTACCACTGAGCTAACAACCCGAGCTATTACTTATACTAAATTTTGGTGGGCCCACTTGGATTTGAACCAAGAGTCTGCCGATTATGAGTCGGATGCATTAACCGTTATGCTACAGGCCCTAATAATTAATATATTGATGCCATCCAGTTGCAATATACTTAGTTCCAGACAAAGGTGGATTGCCTCTGTGAATATGAGTAAAGTGTGCAGGAAATACTAAGAGAGATCCCTGCATGGGCTTAAATCTTTTAGAGTAGTGTAGAAACTCAGTCTCACCACCCTCTTCCACATCGTTCAAATATAGAATCCAAGAAAGAACCCTGTTGTTATATCTTCCAGAACTTCTCTCACAATGCCAAACATGATATCCTTGAGACTTCTCTGTTTTCTGAATCTTCATGCCTTCCGACATTATAGGATAGTTTCCACCTCTATATCCGTTGAACATTCCAACTTCATACTTTCTACAGTAATCTATGACACAATTGTTTACTGCTTGCGGTATCATATTTGCAGAACGTCCCACCTGCGTTAGTAGCATTTCAGTCAAGTCGATAGCAGAGTCTTCCTGACTTATTTTAGGTCGTCCTGAATCATTTTGTCTGCTATGAGATAACCCTGACTGACTCAATACATCAAAGTCGTTTACGATAATTTCGCACTCTGGGGCAGATAACGCATTGACATACAGTTCAATAAAATTATTCATCAATCTTGTTACCATAATAGTCAGTATCGCCATTCATATAGTTTTTTCTTCGCTCTGACTTTTCACATTCTAATCCATACAGTGTCAACACACTTAATACTAAAAACACTGAACCAATTGCAATACTCAATATATCTATTATCATATCAATTACCTCACTAATCCTTTTGTCCATGAACTCGCAACCACTTCTACGAAAGTCAAAGACTTGTTTGGGTAAAACTCATCACGAGCAAACTTACCATTACGAAACATTCTACATCCGTAATGAACTTTACCATCAGCGGCCAACTTCTCAAAGATAGATGCACACAATGGTAAATCATCTTCTGAGTGAAGTGTCTTTATAATTCTTGAGATCGGCATCTCATTTCTTGATCTCATCATCACAGAGATCTCAATGCTATACGAACTTCGTTCCAACCGACTTTAGTGCTATCGTCTTCATATATTCTGACGAGTAACTTAACAAACTCTTGAGCATCGTTGATGATCTGCGGATTCATTCCCACTAGCAGATCATATGCCATTTGGACTTCATGCACACTTAAATATTTCATGCTACTTCTCCCAACTCAACATAACCATAATTTTCACGACCACCTTCTGCAAGCATCGTGTAGCTTTCTTCTACTGGAACTGTCCAGTGAGTGGGCTTACGAGTAGCAATCCAGTTGCTATTCTCATACTTGAGAATCCAAGGCGCTTCATAGTCGTCCCAAGGCGTAGCAACATCATCGACAAAAGTAAAGTCGAGAATGAACTCCTGAAAGAACTCATCACTACGCTCGATCAATTTCGATAACGTAGGAATACCATTCTTGCGGATTTTAGAAACTTGAGCCGAACTCAGATTCTCTACCACATAAGTAGAGCCGCCCTTATTCTTCCAGTACTGTGGAGCCTGACCCTCGCCATCCCAATCGTGGGCACCGTAGTTTTCTCTATGCTGAGTATCAATAATCAATTTCATATTCAACCTCATTAATTCAATTTATACAAGTATTATAACACACTGAACAAGAAAGTCAAGGGTTTATTTGCAAAAACCAGTCAGGTATTTTACTCTTAGTCCAAGCCATTTTGAATCTAGCTTGCTTTGTCTTGTAGAATTTACGATAACTCTCTACAGGATCAGGAAGCATACATTCTGGATTACTGCCCATCGCAAGCTTAAACGGAGTACGATCTATATTCGGTATATTCTTAGGAATAGCTTGAAGAACATAGCGTAACTTAGTATCAGTCATATGAACTTTACCATAACGATGAGTGTATTCGTCACATAAAGCCACAAAGTGTGTATAGTGCCAGAGATAATTCGAACTCGACTCCATAGTCCAAACTGTACAAGGATGACCCATATGAACAGCTTTATATAAGCAATCTTCCCTACCATCAGATAATGCCCAATATTTGCTCATGGTCTTACCTGACTTTGATTTGCGCTTATCCATAACACCATCAAGCATTCGATGGGCAGTGGACAACATTTGAGCAGACTCGACAATCATCTTTACAACGTGCTTGTCGCATTGCTCTTGAGCCGCAATAATCGGGTCTTCATTAAGGACAAATATATTCATATCACTCACATACAATGGTCTTCAAATACCGCACTATACTTTCGGTGCGCTGTCTTATCGTTCTTATGAACCTTCCACTTAGCTTCCGACTTGCGACTCTGCTTCTTCTTCTTCCCAGAGTTTTCCGATGATTTCCCAGTCGTAAGTAACTTCTTTAGTTTTTCGATCTCTATCATAAGCCATCTCAATTCCAGTGAATTCTTCGAGATATTTTACAGCATCTTTCACATTCTCAAACTTTTGGATATCTCGACTATTGTTAAGATTTGGTTTTGCTACCCACATTATTCAGCATCCTCAGTGATTACCATTTCATCAAAGTGATGCTTTGCGATAACATCAATCATATCATACAGGGCGTCAGAGTAACTGCTACCCGTCTCTTCATCATACAAAATTGCTTCTCCAAGAAAGTCTTGAAGACTGTTGTTAGCTAAGACTGCTTCTCGAACCCCCTCAAAGATATACAACTCATGGTCAGTTAGACCGTCAAAATTAACTTTTTCCATTTTCTACTCCCCAAAATTGTTTATCAATATTTTCTAACAAATCAACATAAGTAGGCCCTTCAAACTCAGCGACCTCTTGTGCATAAGCAAGTGCAGACTCATACGTTCTAAATGGTTCGAATATACCCGCAAGAACTTTGTGAGTCTTTACTTGACGAACAATATAATTACTTGAGTTAACATTATAAAGCATAACTACTCCTAAACTTTAATAAATTTTCTGCGGGTTTTTGAGAACTGCTTCATCGGCTTACTGAAGTGAATAAGATCAGTAGTACCTTGTTTGATGTAAGCAATAAGCCAACCCTTATCGTCTAACACATATGTGTGATTAGGATATTCCCAGTCAGTAACTTCTTTCCACATAGTTATCATTATACACCCGACTTAACAAAAGCGTGTTTTGCATTAGGGATCGCTGTGAATCCGACTTCATCGAAACCGTAAAGAACAAACCCATGAACCGGATCTGTATCTTTAGCATATTCGACTAGATCATATCCAGATGGGATAAACCCCTTGTAAGTGCTGATATCATCAATATGTTTGACATCAAAAGAAACATCATAATTTAGTGTAGACATAAAATTCTCTCTCATCAATTCAATTTATACATACATTATAACACATTGAAGATTAAAGTCAAGGTTTAAATTCCACGTTGCTCTTTAAACTTCTTTCTCAGTTCCACAAACTTGTGTAGATGATCTATTGCTTTTTCAATATAGACTTGTGGTTCATTATCATCAACTGCGATTACTGTCACAATCTGTTTGATAGGAACACCAGTT